GGACTGCTTAATCTCTGTCTAACCTCATTTATTCTATCTTCTAGATTGAGACTTCCAGCCATCTTTTTCTTCCTTTCTTAAACACTTACAAAAATTAATACGGAAGAGTTTTAACAACTCTTCCGCTATATCTGATCTATAATATATAATCACTGTATTAATTAATCTTCCAATGCTTTGAATGTAGCAATTAGATCTTTTGTAATAGATGCATTTGTAGCTTGACCGCCAGTAGGAATTGGAGTAAGCAATTTTTCCAATTCGGTATTAGCCGCTCTAACAAATGCTTTTCTGAATTCTTCGTCATCCATGAATAATTGCTTGAAGTCACGAGTTCTAAATTTAGGTTCATACCCATCTAATGCTAAATATGCACCTTTAGTTGCAATTACACCTGCATCTTTAAGCATAACCATCAAAGAGTATAAAGAGTCAAAACCATTTTCTTGAGAGAAGATCAATGGTGTAGATTTACCAGCTTTATTTGTACGAGATTTACCAAGAGAGATATCTACTTGTGCACCACTAAATCCGAATGTCTCTTCTTTGAGTTTGCTATCATCAAAACGAATGATATTATTAGCCAAATATGTAACAGCTTTACCGCCAGGTAAAGATTCACCTTGTTTAAGATAAATCAAAGCACCTTTAGTATGCATCATTGGATTAGCTTCAATCTTTTCAGTAATATGATTGATTACTAGAAGAATGATATTTGTAGCTTTGATCAATTGCATTACACCTTTAAGTAATGCCGTATTAGCTTTTGCCATTGCAGTAGCCGCCATTTGACCAGATAATTCACCTTTGTCAGCAATACGTTCAGGTGCCAATAATGCAATGGAGTCAATAACCATAACTGTTGGAGTAAATTTCATAATAGGATTACCAGTAGAATCCCTCATACCAGTATCATATAAGAATTTTTCCTTATTTTTGATTTTAGTTTCATAGATGCTGTAAATATCATCATATATAGATTCTGCAGTAATGCCACTATTCTTAATAGAGATTCTATTAAATAATTCATTTCCAACATAACCAGTCAATGTTTCTAAACGCGGTACTGTAATACCGCCTTCCATAGACTGAATCATCATTTCTGCATCCTCAAATTGAGAGATAATATTTGCACCAGCTTGAACTGCAAATGTAGATTTACCAGAACCAGATCTACCAATCAATAGATTATAAGACCCATCTAATAAACCAATATGTTTAGTTGGAACTAATTCACCTTTATCGTTAAATGTATTCAAATTATAACCATTCAAATGGTCAAAATTCAAGAATCCTGTTGGATATGCAACATCATATAAGCCTTGTTCTGGACTGTATCCAGATACTTCCGCAACGCGTTGAATTAATAAGCCCATAATAATACTCCTTTGCGTATTAATACATTTTTAGTTATTAATAAGTTCAGAAGTTTATAAAAAATAAAAAGATAACCCAAGGAGATTGAATCTCCTTGGGTGTATTTATATTAAATGATATACATTCCCTGGTCGCGTAATTCTTCTGCAATATAAACGACTTTATCATAATCAGAAGATAATTCAAATAATGAACACCGTACACCAACCTTAGTTAATTGCATCTTTAAGCATTTTTCAGAATACTTAATAAGAATGCTCTTAATTTCAGACATTGGCTTTTCATTAAGCATTTCTAATAATGCATTTGTCATCATATCATACATCCAACCATCATCTTCTTTAATATTAGATGGATATACTTCAGTCATAGAATTAAGGAATAACTCTTCCCAATTTTCATAGAAGAGCTCCCCATATAAATCCTTAATATCTTCTTCTGAAGTCAATCTAGGATTCAAAGATGTCATTATAATGATATTAGTACGTTGGATATTGACTGATTCTTCTAAGCTAGAATTTCTACAAATAGGAAGATGGTCCAATAATTGTTCATTACTACAGCAATCAACAAAGTCTAATCTTTCATATGTAGACTTATTTATAAGCTTAGAAATATTTATGATGGATTCTTTAGTTCTAGTAAAGATTGGCCCAAAGTAAACTGGGTCAACAGAGAATAAAAATCCAAACATACAGTCATTCAAATGAATTACTATATTCTTTGGAAGAACTATATTTGGATTTTGAGTTAATACCGCATCGATAGTGATATATATTTCTCCACGAATACCAAAGTTCTTATATAGATCTTCATTTGTTCCGAGATAGTATATAGAATCCATGAGATTATTCTCAAAGAATTCATATACCGCTTCTCTACTATTCCAATCCAATTTAGTTAGTTCAGTTCTTATAGTTGTTAGAGTTTTCTTCAAACTAACAGAATTAGTTTTTGGAGCTTTTGGTTGAGTTGTATATTTATCAAATAATCCCATAGAATTATCCTTTCACGTTAATAAGATTATTAATAATTATCGAAGAAATCATCTTTCTTACTTTTCTTACCAACTTTGATAGTAACTACACTCTTGTCTTCAACTGCATCAAAGAAATTAGTTTTTCTGTCAGTTGTAGGATTCTTAGAAGATGCATCTTTAAGATTAAACATGCTATCATCTTCATCCATACCCATAGAACCGATTTTATCAAAGAAACTATCTTTTTGTTTATCTACAGTTGCAGTTCTTTCTTTATATTCATTATAGATCTTTTCAACTTCTTCTACAGGAAGTTTGATACCAGATGCCATAATGCAAACTCGTTCTTGACCTGCTGGAACTGTTTGAATATGTGTAAAGAATTCAAATGGTTCACCAAGTTCTTCACGAATTTTCTTATTATCAAAACCAACATTTTGGCTACGTTCAGATGCATACATAAATACACCGATACGTCTTGCAGTATTAGAATAATCTAAGCTTTTTGTATCGTAAATCATTTCTTCGAATACCTTATCAAAGTCAGATTGTTTCTTGATACCGTCAAATTTAGCCATTTCAATAGTCATGAATCCTGGAGTTGTAGCAATTTTATATAGATCAGTTTCATCAATATTTTGATTAGAATCAACTAGATCTAAACCAAGATATACACGCATACGATCACAGAATTCTAAGTTAGCTTTAAGCTCTGCTTCTTGTTTATTCTTACTAGTGGATAAGAATTTTTTATTACTAATAGCTTCAACAGTGTAGTTATCTTGAAGCTCTTGGAAATATTCTACTGTATTTTGTAAACCACGAGCATCATCTTCAAATCCTGTAAATACTACAAGATGTACATTAAGATTCAATACTTCACGGATATATTTAGCCAAAATAGTAGAGGATCCACAGCCAGTACCGCCTTCAGAGGAAGATACAATAACAATTGCATCATCATCGGCACCTGGGAATTGATCAATTTTTAATTTTTCAGATTTTAAAGAATCAATAGTAATATTTTTAGCACGGTTACGTTCTTTACCACAGCCACCCATACCACTTCCGATGATTACATTGATATCATCGTAATTATCTTTCATGTCTTTTCGAGTAGTATTAATCAGAAGTACATCTTCTCGATTAAATACGCCATTCTCAATTGCTTGCATTGCGGCTTTATTACCAGCAGCCCCAATACCAATAAGTTTAGCTTTCATTATAATCCTCCTTAGACAAAAAATAAAAGGGATGGACAAATGCCCATCCCAATACTCTAAGTTTATATATTTGTTGTAAATTCTATTATTATTTACATTCCACGAGATTGTCTTAATACACTATAAGATTCACTCATGATTGAATTAATGCCATTAATCCATTTATCAGCAGCACTAGCATACTGCTTATGGCCATAAATCATACCATTTAGATTTGTAGCACCTTCACTGTAATAATGTTGGCTAATCCAAACTGCACCATTTACGATGCCATCAGCCATTGTTGAGCCCATATGATGAGCCGCATTAGGATTTACATCTACTGCATTAATACCAAAATAATTACCACGATCTCGTGCTAAATATGATTTACCCCAATTAGATTCCCAGCTTGCATGTGCGAAAATATAAATTGGATCTAATCCAGAAGCTTGAGATGCTTGGATAAAAATATCCCCATGTCCATTAAATGGGGACCCACCATTATATTTCTCCCAATGAGAAATAATATTATTCATGTCATCAACTGAAATAACTGCGTGTTGATTGGATAGATCGGAATAACGGTCTACTGAATAACGAGAATTGTTTCTAATTTCGTTAGCTCTAGCTTGTTCTGCGGCTAATGCATCTTCACGTGCTTTAACTTCAGCAGCATCTTTTTCTGCTTTAGCTTTGATTTCTAGTCTAACTTTTTCCAATTCAGATTTGGTTTTATTTTTTTCTTCCATAGTCTTGTAGTAGTTTTCATAAGAATCTTCTACTGCATCGAACTTGTATTTAAACCAATCTTTTAAAATAATTCTAGTGATTCTTTGATCATATTCTCTATGATTTGTCACTATATTATCTGCCATCTCTTGCACTATGCTATCTTGACGTTCTTCATTTTGTTTTTGTTCGTCGCTATCTGCTCTAAGTGCAAATACTGGAACGATGGATATAAGACAAATAAGCATTGTGAGTAATGCAAATTTCATTCTTCTCATACCCTTTGACGTGCTCTTTAGAGCTCGCATCGGTTTTGATGTGGAATTCATTTTCATCAGCTCCTTAATATTATAGGATCCACACAGGATTTTGTTCTAAGACATCCTTTCTATTATATATTTTATTGCATAAACATATTACCACTGCCTAGTAATATGGAATTTTCACAAAAAGAAAGTGCGATGGGGATTAACCGCCATCGCACTCATAAAATAATCAAATAAAATTATTTTTGCGATTTTTCATCTTGCTCTTTTTTACTTTGTTCATTTAGAGCTTGTTGATCTTTTTCTGTTAATTCTTCGAAACCAAGACCCATGTCTCCAATTTCGTGAATTACTCCGATTTTCTTATCCATTATATATTTCCTCCATATAATATAAGAAATTTTTAATTTTACCCTAATGTTTGACTTTGGTTATTAATTATTAACATATTTCGGCATATGTTAACAATTTTATAATATATAATTAATTATAATATAAACATTATAGTAAAAATATGCAGTTACTGTATATTTAGACGTAAAATTTGGTTAATTCATATTTTACCTCCTTTCAATAATAATTATAAGAGACTGCGGTCTTAGGTTACCCATCTAGTTATGGGTAGCCGATACCGTAGTCTAAAATGAATAAAAATATCCCCATAGGAGTTTAACTCCTATGGGGTATTCTTTTGTTAGTTGCATCTAAAATGCTTATGAATAATTTTAATTGCGTCTCGAGATACGCTTATTTGCTATAGTCTGAGGAGTCATATTATCAATATTAATCAAGTTAGTATTGATATGGGATCCCAACATATAGACATTCATCATATTCTTAGAAAGTACATCTGTTTTACTTTCAGGAATATCTTTTAATGAAACTGTTCCTAGAGCAGAGATTGTATTATACATAGCTTGTTTAGCTTCTGGTGAATCAGCACGGGCTCTAGAAAGTTCTTGAATTGTATTATCCATACCGGATACTACTAGAGATTCCATTTCACGGTCAGATGTAGCACCATTCTTATCGTGGCCTACAAGTCTACCAGTTTTATTATCTCTAGATGTAATATTAGTAGAGATTGAGTTTTTCTTAGTTAAGAACTGTTTCATTTTCTTTAAATGAATATAAACAACTAATGCTTCTTTAGTACTCACTGGAACTCCATCTTTATTCTTATAAAGATCTGGGGTAGATACTTTTTCCATTAATGGAACTCCAAGTACTTTAGCCGCTTTTTCTATTTCAACAAAAGTTGGTTCTATTTTAAATATACGGGTTTGAAATCTATATGGGAATTTCTTAGAAATATATTTTAGAAATTCTTTATCATCCATAGGTTTAAATTTTTCAGCGTAGTATCTTGACATACTACCAGTTTTATCTAAAGCATCCATAACCTTATAGATTAATTCTTCTGCCTTAGCTCGTTCTTTAGTCATATTAAACCTCCTTTAATTTAATAGAGTGTTCAAAATGACGAAAAAAAAATAAAGTAAGGAGATGGGAATTTATCCCATCTCCTTTTATTAAACTATCTATCAATAGATAGTATGATTAACATAACCAATGGTATGCACGCAATAACTAATATCGTTGTGAAATCTGGCATATCTTAGTTAACCCCCTTACCAAAGATTTCTCTCACTTCTAATATATCGTATCGACCTGATACGAATTCGGAAGTTGTATATGACTTCCGAAGTTCTACTACGCCACTACTATGTGACATAATAGTATTTTGAACAACTTCTTCGTGCGTGATTTCACGTTTCCACGCACTATCATATACTGTCACTGTAAACTTTACAGTGACAAGAATAGCCCAGTCAGAGTCATTTTGCACTGGTATTGCACAATATGTATTTAGCGTACGACCGAACTGACTATTATTAGATGTAGGATGACCTACGTGGATGGTAGATTCACTTGCGTGAATCTTCTTTTCATTTATAACCTTTTTTGTTTGGTTATCGATAGCTTCTTTCTCAATTTTTTGTTTAGCAGAAACTTCTACTTTTGGGGCAGAATCTGCATCTGCCTTTTGTGCGTTGATACCATAAAATGCTCCTCCGAAAATAGCTAAAGATACAGCTACTGCTGCAATAGCACTTTTTACATTTACTAAGTCTTTTATATTTTTCATTTTTTTTCTCCTTTATTGTAAAAATAGCAAAGCTAATTTAAGCTTTGCTAAAGTGATAATAATCCCGGGTATAGAGATTATTATTAGTAAAATGGTTATAAGAATGTCATTTTTCACTATATTCACCTTCCTTAATATACCCATTGATCAAGATAAAGACCACTGTCTTTATCGTGGTGTTTCAAAATTATTTGCGTATAGCCAACACTTTTAGCTACATTTATAGCAGCTATTGTGGCCGGTGTATAGCCAGTGACGTATACAATTATGGCATTGTTTGTTTTTTGTGATGCCAAAACTTTAATAGCCTCTTCTTCCATATCATGATAAGAAGTAGGCCCAAATGTTATATTTTTTAGTATAAATCTTTTCACCGGCATTTCGTGCCGGCCATCGATTAGCCCATATACATCTGCCTCAAATGGAACAGGTTCACCGTTCCAAAAATTATTATCGAAGATTCTCACATAATCTTCGATTTCAGTGAGGCTCCCAACGAAGCCCCAATAGTTGAAAAGTTTCATTTATAACCTCCTAATAACTAATAACAGAATTCTTCAAAGCAAAGGTCTTGTGGGACTTCCGATAAATCATCATAGCAGTCAACTAAGGACTGATGATAATCAGAAGCTATATGTATAAATTGTCCATCGACCCAGCCAGATGCTTCGACTACATATACATGTAACATAACTATCCCTCCTGAATAAAACCAAAAATAAATATCTCATCATATATTCACATTAATAATATATTAATAAGAAACTAAAGTTTTACAAAAAAAATAAAAGACCCCACGGAGTAAAT